GATTTTAGTAATGGACAAGGAAGAAAGTTAAATCAAGTTGATTTTATTCCAACATCTGCTTCTTGGTTTAAGGATAAGAGAAATCCAAACCCTAAACCATATACTTATGATTATCCAAACTGGATTAAAACAGAATGGGCATTTGCTTCTGCTAAAAGAGCAAATAAATCATTTCATCCAAATGAGAAAAATGTAGATTTAATTAAATTCTTAATTGAAGTAGCAACTAATGAAAATGAAGTTGTTATGGATACATTTATGGGATGTGGTTCAACAGGTATTGCTTGTAAGAAATGTAATAGAGATTTTATCGGAATTGAATTAGACGATAAATACTTTGAAATTGCAAAGAACAGAATAGATGGAGAATTACTATGACAAAGACACTTACTGAACAATGGAAAGATGGGGAACTGCCTATCGGTCATTATTATGTAAAAAGAAAAAATGGAATGGTTTTTATTGATAATACCATTTTACAGTTTGATGAAATGCCAATTACAAAGTTAGCTTGGTCTGACAAAACAGAAGAAGTCCTAGCACCTGTGCCTAGCTATGAACAATTTATTGGTTTAATGGATGATTCCAAAGAATTAGACAAAGCCTATGATAAAATAAATTTATTGGGAAAGAAACTTGCTATAGCCACAAAGGCGTTGGAAGAATATGCAGAAACAGAAACTTACGATTGGATTGATTCGCAAGTGGTTGCAATACAAGCCCTAAAAGAAATGGAAGGTGTAAAATGAAAGACTTTTGGTGGTCATCATTATTAGTTGCAATTATCTCTGCGTGCTTTATTGGGTGCTACGCATATAAGCAGTGGAGTTGTAGCTTATCAAATATGGATTATAGCATCTTGGCTGATTCTTGTGTAATAAAGGAAAAACCTTAAGATAATGTGATTTTTTCACATATTCTTATGATAAAATGGTAAAAAATGAGAAAAAACCATCAAGATAAACAAAAAATTGGTTTATAAAAGGAAACAAAATGAAGTGCTTTATACTATACCTTATCCGTTGGCAACTATCTACACCAATATTATCTGTATGCCTATGGCTTATGAGCGATATTGGTGTTGTGCCAGCAACTGTTATGGCAAACTTGATAGGCGGTTGCCTGTTCTTCTTTGTTGATAGAAAAATATTCAGGGGGAAAAGATGATAAACATTGCTGATATTGAAAACAAAATCATAAACGCAGATTGTATGGACATCTTAAAAGAACTGCCTGATAAATGTATTGACTTGGTGCTTACAGACCCGCCATATCTTTTGACACCACACGGTGGAGGTAGGGCAGGTTTGGCAGACAGAGCTTCAAAAATAAGAGATGAAATAGATTTTATTGCAAATGATTTCAATTTTGAAGAAGTAATGAATGAGTGCCTACGAATTTGTAAAATTCCAAATATAGTAATGTTTTGTTCTTCTTTACAATTAGGAAGAACGATAGTATTTTTTGAGCAAAAAGGATTTAGAGCCGATGTTTTGGTATGGAGTAAACCTAATCCAGCACCGTTAGGAAATGGTAATTATATTTCAGATATTGAATATATTGTATTTGTGCACACAAAAGGAACATTTTTCAATAATGACGTGCCTATTGATTTTAAGAAAAAAACTAAAATATATCCTATAATAACAAACAAAATGGATATAAAACAGCATCCTACACAAAAACCGATAGATTTAATTTCGGAGCTTTTGCAAGTTCACTCAGAAGAAAATCATATTGTTCTTGATTGCTTTTCAGGCAGTGGCACAACAGCTATTGCTTGTCACAGATTAAAGCGAAGGTTTAGCTGTATTGAGAAAGATAAACAATATTGGGAAGCAAGTTGCAAAAGACTTGAGGAAGAACAAAGACAAGGAACTTTATTTTAAGGTGTGTGAAATGAAGATGGTAGAAATTAAAGACGGTTCAAAAACAAGATACAAGATTGTGCCTGATGATTGGGTTAAAGAAGAAAAGAAAGAAACAACAGGCGATTTAACAACAAGCGGTCGTAAATGTATTGGGTTTAGTGATATAGATAAAGAAAAGTGGGATAAAATATTCAAAAATGGCTGATGTCTTATATGTTCTTGGTAGTGGCTCACAATATGACAATCTTGAATTGAGGTTGTCTTTAAGAAGCCTTGAACAGAATTGCAAAGATTTAGGGCGTGTTTTTATAGTAGGATATAAGCCAAAATGGATTCAGAACGTTGTTTATTTAGATGAGCAAGACAATCTTGAAAGAGAAAAGAACGTTTTTAAAAAGGTTTTAAGAGCGTGTGAATCGGGAATATCAGAAAATTTTTTATTTATGAATGATGACTTCTATATGATGAAGCCGTTTAATATAGAAAGCTATCCGTATTTTGTGAATGGGTTTGTTCGTTATGTGGCAAATCCATCTCGGTGGCAAGAAATCTTTAATAAAACAATCGTATATTTGCAAGAGAAAACAAAAAAGGATGATATTTTAGATTTCTGTGTTCATTGCCCTATTTTATACAGTACAGAAAAGTTTTTATCGTTAAAGTCGTTATATGAAAAGACTATAAAAGACAAATGTGGATATTCGCCTAGACTTTTATATGGGAATTTATTTGTAAAAGATACTATTAAATCTGTTGATTGTAAACTATGGGATAGTAATTTGATACAAGATAATTTACAAGGTTGCATATCAACAAAAGATGATTGTGAAGAAGTATTAAAACAGCTTGAAATGATATATAATACATCAAGTAAATATGAAAGGAAAGGAGAAGAAAAATGTACACAAGAATAAGGATTTTACAGCTTTTGATTGAGCTATTATGCTTTCATCATTGGGAATATGTTGAAACGCCTTTTGGCATTTATGAATGTTGCAGACGTTGTGGAAAACATAAAAAATCAAAAATATATTGATTTGTTTTTAAAAATCTTCTATTCTGATTTTAGGAGAGAAAAATGTGATGGAAAACGATTCGTTTATTTTTCTTAAAAAAATAGCGAAAGCCCTTATTTTACGGGCGTTGTTGGATTTACGTTTTAAAAAAACATCATATAGATTCATTACGGCACGAAATTTTTGTTTAGGTCTTGGAGTATGGAGAGAAAGTTTATTGACGTGGTGTGAGGTTGCCGACATAGACTATAAATTGATTCAGAAAAAGGCGGAGGAATACATCAATGCTAATAGAAACTGAAGAATGGTATTGTTTAGACAATCTTGATTATACCGTAAGGAATTTTCTCAAAAACAAGATAACACCAGCAGAGGGTCAGAGCATTGAAGAATTTAACAAAGATTTTAATGACGAGGTATTATTGGAAAAGGCATATCGTTGCAGAGTGATGGCAGACATTTGGGAACGTCAAGCAATGGGAGATATTAGAAAAAATATAAAGATTGTATATGGTGGTTTGACAGATAATGGTAAATGTAGTAATATGGATGTAAATTGTAAAAAGGGATAAAATATGAAAGAATTAGATATTACACAATTACAAGATTCAAGACCTATGATTTTAAAATTGGCAGAGAAAAAGAATAATATTGCGTATGAAAATCTTTTTCGGCTGCCTACGACTTTGGGAAAGCCAAAAAAGGGAAGTCCATATTACAAGAAAAGTATGGCAATGGATGCGTGTATAAAAAATGTGTTGTCTAATTTTAAAAATGATATGTCCTATGCGGCTTTCCCAGCCTTTGTCGGATATGCTTTATTGTCAAGCGTTTCACAGGAAGCGTTGATTCGTGCAGGTGTGGAAACGATTGCAGATGAAATGACAAGAAAGTTTGTCACTTGGACTTATGATGATGACAATGGGAAAGATGACAAGGAAAAGATTATCAATACAATGGAAACATTGGCATCAAAGTATCGTTTAAAAGAAGTTTTCAATGAAGCTATGATTAAAGACGGCTTATTCGGCGGTTGTCTTGTATATATTGACGTTGGCGATATTGATGACGAAGAAAAAAGAGAGCCGTTGATTTTAGATAAAAAGACATTTAAAAAGGGAAGTTTTAGAGGGTTTAAAGTAATTGAACCTGTGAACATTTCTGCTGGTAATTATAATACAAGCGACCCAACAGATGAACACTATTTCAATCCTGAATTTTGGTATATTCTCGGAAAGCCGTATCACGCAAGCAGATTCTTATATTTTGCAAGCAATGACACGCCTGTTTTGTTAAAGCCAGTATATAACTTCTTTGGCATTCCACAAGCACAGTTGGCATTAGATTATGTGGCACATTTTGTTGCTAATAGAGAAGCGGCACAAGAATTACTGAATAAGTTTAGCTTGACTTGTTTTGGAACGGATATGTCGCAAGGATTGCAGGCAAACGGTTCTTGGGCTGATTTAATTGCTCGTATGAAAATGTTTAATAAGTTGAAAACAAATAACGGAACGTTTGTTTATAATAAAGAAACAGAGGAGTTGAGCCAAATCAATACTCCTTTGGGCGGAGTCCGTGAAATTGTGGAAATGTCCTTGAACTTATTGACGGCAGTATGGCGTATTCCTAAAATTAAATACATTGGAGAGGGAGAGGGTGGATTAAACGCTTCCAGCAAAGAGCAGATGCGTTCTTTCTATGATTATATTATGTCAATGAAAGAAAAGTGCTTTACCCAACCGCTTGAAACAGTATTAAAGATTTTCCAGTTAAATGAGGGTATGGACATTGATGAATCGTTAGGGTTTAAATATCCGCAGATGTGGGATATGGATGAGTCGGAACGTGCGGCTTTGAATAAACAGCAAGCAGATAGAGATGCGATTTATCTTGCAAATGGTGTTTTGAGTCAAGAAGAAGTCCGCAGGCGTTTATCATTAGACAAGAATAGTGAATATTCAATGATTGATGTTGATGAGTTGCCAGAGCCAACAGAACAACCGTTGCAGGATGTTGATAAAGAAGAACAAGATGAAACAGAACGTCAAGCTATGGATATGTCTATGGACTTTAGTGAATCGCTTGTAGAAAGAAAACACGGAAGATTCTACAAATGGTTTCACAGAGAAAAAGAAAATATCATAAATGTAGTTCCAAATAGATATTGGTCTGCTTCTATGGATTTGGAAGAATTAAGAAATCAAGCAAAAAATTATTATAAAGAAAACTTGGCAGGAACAGAAACGAAAAACAAAAAGACAGGAAGAGTGATAAAATTCAGTAATAGTGCATTTAAAAAGGTGCAGGCTTTTTCTGCCGATGAAAGAAAGCTGCGTGTTGTTCCTTATATAAAAGAAATAATTGAAAATGGTGACTTACAGCAAGAAGAAAACAGAAAAAACAAAAATAAAAATGAAAAGTGGTGGCGTATAAGATGTGATATTGTATATGGTGGAAAACCAGAAGCAGTAGGAGTAAACATCAGAGAAGACCAAAATGGAAATCTTTACTATGACCATTATATAGTGAATGAGCGAGAGACATTAGGCTCACAAAGCCAGAGCATCTCGCCCATTACTAGTGACAGCATAGCAGAAAACGAATACGTTGTCAACATCTTTTTTGAATAAAAACAAAAACAGGAGGAAAAATGTCGGCAGAAAAGTTTAATTGTGCGTATGATGAGCTAGTTGATATTGAAAAGCTAGTTCCGAATCCAAAGAATAACAACAAACACCCAAAAGAACAGATAGAACGTCTTGCAAAGATTATTGACTTTCAAGGGCAGAGAAAAGCTATTGTTGTAAGCAACAGAAGCGGTTTTATTGTAAAAGGACACGGATGTTTAGAAGCGTTAAAACTTCTTGGTTGGAAACAAGTCGCTGTTGACTATCAAGATTACGATTCGGAAGCTCAAGAATACGCAGATATGACAGCGGACAACGAAATAGCACGTTGGGCTACACTTGATACGCAGATGGTTTTAGATGAAATACCGAATCTTGATATTGATACAGATATGCTTGGTATGGTTGAAATTCCGACACTTGAAGAAGAAGAAAAAGAAGTTGTTGAAGATGAAGTGCCAGAAAAAGTTGAAACACGTTGCAAACGTGGCGACATTTGGAAACTTGGCGACCATCGGCTTATGTGTGGCGATAGCACCGTTATTACGGATGTTGAAAAACTGATGAATGGTAAAAAGGCTGATTTATTGTTTACAGACCCCCCTTATGGTGTTTCTTATGAGAAAAAAACAAAAGAAGTTCTAAAAAGTAAATCATATACAAAAATACAAAATGATGATTTGACGTTAGACCAATTTCAGGACTTCTTATACGATGTTTTCACAAATGCCCTTTATTCACTAAAGGAAAACGCAAGTTATTATGTCTTTTCTTGTCAGGGTGGCGACCAAGAAATGATGATGATGATGATGAGGCAGGCAGGGATTCCTTGCAGACATCAAATTATTTGGGTAAAAGATGCACCTGTTTTTTCAATGGGTCGTTTGGATTATGACTATAAACACGAGCCAATTCTTTATGGGTGGGTAAAAAAACACGAATTTCAAAGGAAAGGAGAACAAGATAAATCTGTTTGGGAATATAAAAGGACAGCAAACAAACTACATCCAACAATGAAGCCTGTTGAACTGATTGCAAACGCCTTATTAAATTCCACGAAAGAATCAGAGAATGTTCTTGATTTGTTTGGCGGTTCTGGTTCAACACTTATTGCTTGCGAGCAATTAAACCGCAAGTGCTTTATGATGGAACTTGACGAACATTATTGCGATGTGATTATCCAAAGATGGGAAAACCTAACAGGAAAGAAGGCAGAAAGGATTGAAAATGAAAATAACTGAAAAAGTTTCTATGGCACACCCTGATAAAGTCGCAGACCGTATTGCTGGTGCTTTAGTAGATTATTGCTACACAAAGGAAGAAAATCCAAAATGTGCATTTGAGGTTCTTGTTGGACACGGCTCTTGCTTTATTACTGGAGAAACGTCTGTAAACATACCGACAGAATTTGTTAAAAAAACAGCAGAACGTATTAGTGGCGTTAAATTAGGCAAATTTGAATATATTGAAGTGTCGCAAGATATTGAGCTTGCAAAGAATCAATTAGACGAAATACGTTGTGGAGATAATGGAGTGTTTGCAGGATTTCCTATGCCTGATGTTCATAAAGAAGCTCTTGAAATATGTAGAGAACTTTATAGTGAAATACCAACAGACGGAAAGATTGTGTTAAATGCTGACACAAAAGAACTAACTATTTGTTGGTCTAATGCGAAAAACGAGCTTATAAACAACATTATTCCGAAAGCAACGAAGATAAACCCTCTTGGCGATTGGACAGGTGGAATCAATGTTGATACAGGAGTGACAGGCAGAAAGCTTGCAAGCGATTTTTACGGCATTGAATATCCGTTGGGTGGTGGAACGATACACGGAAAGGATTTGTCAAAAGCAGATTGTTCTGTAAACATCTATTGTTTCCTAAAAGCACAAGAAACAGGTAAAGAACAAAAGGCAATTTGTTCTATTGGGGATAAGCAAGTAAACATCAATGGAGAGCTTGTTGATTTTAGTGAAATTGTTGAAGTCGCAATGTCATATATCAAAAAGCTCGGTGGATTTGAAAAATTAGCTGAATGGGGTTTAAGATAATGGCTGGAACAATAAAGATTTTTGATGAAAGGACAAAAAGTCACCCAGATTATAGTTCTATTTTGTATTTGTTAAAAGAGGGTAAGATTGAAGAATATGCAAATAAAAAAGAGCAAATAAAAAAACGTTGGAAAGAAGAAAGGTATCGTATTTGTTCTTGTTGTGGAAAGAAAAAGCTTAGGGTGGATTTTGTTGGGGAATCAAAGTACTGCAATGAATGCAAAAGAAAAGAATCGCTTGGGAAAACAAAAAGGAAAAGAGAAAGTCATAAAATATGGCAAAAGACAAAAGGCGTAGAACAAACTTGTGCAAAACAAATTGTTTATTTTATGAAAAAAATGGGGGTATTATGCCAGCAGGAAGAAAATCAGTTATGACAGATGACACTGTCAATAAATTAGAGCAAGCATTTTCTTTGGGTTGTTCTGACACAGAAGCCTGTCTTTTTGCTGATATATCAAGACAAACTCTCTATGATTACCAAAAGAATCACCCTGAATTTATTGACAGAAAAGCCGTTCTTAAAGAGAAGCTATTATTAAAAGCAAGAACTGTTGTTGCAGAAGCATTGAATAATAAAGATAAAGATACGGCTAAATGGTATCTTGAACGAAAGTCCAAAAATGAATTTGGAACAAGAACAGAAATCACTGGTGCTGATGGTTCTAACCTTTCTCCACCAATCATAAATATACTTCCTGTTAAAACAAAAGATGAGTGATGCTGTAAATATACAAATACCAGAAAAGTGCGTTTTTTTATTAAACGAACAAAAACGATATAAAGTTTTATATGGTGGGCGTGGTTCTGGCAAAAGTTATTCTATGATTGAAGCTTCTATTGTAAAAGCTCTTGAAAAGAAAACCAGAATCTTATGCACTCGTCAATTACAGAACTCTATTGCTAATTCTGTACATAAGTTGCTTTGTGATTGTATAGACAACTTAAATCTAAATGAGTATTTTTCAATTACACGAGATAGCATTAAATGCGTAAATGGCTCTGAATATCTTTTTAAAGGCATTCAAAATAATGTACAGGAAATAAAATCAACAGAGGGTGTTGATATATGTATGGTTGAAGAAGCTCAATCTGTGAGTGATGAATCTTGGGAGGTTTTAATCCCGACTATTCGTAAAGAGAGTTCTGAAATATGGATTTGCTTTAATCCTGACAGAGAAGAAGATGCGACATATAGGCGATTCATTACAAATCCACCACCTGATTGCAAATCGGTTTTAGTCAATTATACAGACAATCCATTTTTCCCAGATGTTTTAAGAAAGGAAATGGAGTACTGTAAGCAGATAGATTATCCACGCTATGAACATATTTGGCTTGGCAAGACTATTATGGAAACAGAAGCTCAAATCTTTAAAGGAAAGTTTGAGATTTTGGATTTTGAAGCAGAGCCAAACACACAATTCTTTTATGGTGCAGACTGGGGATTTGCCAACGACCCAACAGCTTTAACAAGGTGTTTTATTGAGGATAATTGTCTTTATATAGACTATGAAGCAGGTGGAGTTGGTGTAGAAATGGAAGAAATCCCAACTTTATTTGATTCCGTTCCTGATGTGAGAAAATGGAAGATTCGTTCAGATTGTGCAAGACCTGAAACAATATCGTATGTAAAAAGACACGGTTTTGATTGTATAGCTGCTGAAAAATGGAAAGGCTCTGTTGAAGATGGTATTGAGTATTTGCGGTCTTTTAAAAGGATATATATACACCCTCGTTGTAAACATACATACGAAGAATTTAAATACTATTCATATAAGAAAGATAAAGTAAGTGGAGATATTTTGCCAATTGTTGTAGATGCGTGGAATCATTACATTGACAGCTTGCGTTATGCACTAGAGCCATATATCAAGAATCACGGTAAAATGCACGTTTCATCAGGTTGGGAAAATATAAGCGAAGCTATAAATCAATACTAATGGTTGAATAGATGTTTTTAAAAATGGATTAAAAATAAGGGATTTTATATACTGAAAGTTGAAATTTTATTTTTTTTAAGATGATTTGACACGGGAAAATAACTTTGATAGAATAGTAATATCTTTAACAAGAGAGGTGTAGAAAATGTAACAAACAGATTATATTACTTTACAAGATAAATGGGAAGATTTAGACGATTTACTGGCGGCTTCTTTATCAAATGGAAAAACGTATAACATTGAATGTCGTGGTCTTTCAAATGCTTTAATTCAAGTAGCAAGCACAAAGCCGACAGATATGTCAGGTATTATGCTTGACAATAACGGACAAAAAGTTTTAACATATACTTGTTCAAGCACGGATAAAGTATATGTAAGAGC